TCCAATTAATGCAATTGTCTACAAACTCTTGTTTCTTATAGACAAGCTCTCGTTGTTCTTTGCGCTGTTGAGCCTCAATACGCACGATTTCGTCCCAAGCAGATGGGCCATAATTCCAAGATATAAAGCTGCGGAGATCCTCACGCATTTCTGCTAATTTTTGTTTTTGAGTCCATATCTCCAAAGCATTGCTTTGAGTGTCACTGAACATTTTGTACATTGGAGGCTTCTGAGCTTTTTTCTCTAAGAAGTCTAAGTCGCTTACAGCTTTGCTCCATTGGGATATAGAACCAGCCATTCCGCTGATTTCCCTACCAACGGACACGGCTTTTTTTATGCCAGAATACGCCGCTGATGCCGCTGCCATTGCCGAAATAGGGTCAATCATGTGCAACGTACCTTTTTTTTACCGTTCGAGCATCCTGTCCATTTTAGCGTCGAGAGTATCTAAACGGGTTATTAACCTGTCTATGGATGCGGTACTCTCAACTTTGGTCGAGTATTCCTTGGCCATCTCCTCTCGCGTTCTGTTTAAAAGGATCTGGACGCGCTTTAATTCGTCATGCTGGTTTTTCGCCCACCATACGATGAAGCCCAACCCTGCGGTAAGTCCTACATTCCAAAGCGCGTCCATCTCCATTATTCAGCAGCTTCCTTAGCTTCTAAGGAAACGGTCAGCGCGTTCATAAACGCCATGCGTCCCATTTTTAGCTGGTCGATGTTAAAATTAGCAGAGCCAATCTTTCTATCCAAGTCAGCAACGTGGTTCACCATTACCTTCTGGGTGTCATTTAGTTGGTCTTCAGTGTAGTCAGTTCCGTTGATCGTAATGGTGTTTGTTTTTTTCTCAGCCATTGTGATTTCCTTTCGGGGTTGGGGTTAAATTACCAAGGCACTCCAGATGAGTTGGCAGCAGCACGATCTATTTGACCCTGCACTTTAGCAGTACGCTCATCTTCAATACGTTTCTTAGCTTCAGCGGCAGTTTCATCGTCTACGATTAGACTACTATAAACCCAGCCAAGCACATCTGCTTCTGTAAGGTCAGCGTATGCAATGTAGTCTGATGCACTAGGGTCAGGAGTGCATCGTAGCTTGTCACCGCCTTGTGCTGAGTATGTGCCGTCAGTTGCTATTAGTGACCAGTAGACAAGGAATACACCTCCGTCTGAGTCTTTATGCGTCATGTTGTTGACGCCCCATGTTGATGTTATTGCCATTTGTTTATCCTTCCAATGCTGTTAAGCGTGTCTCAATAGCTGCGAACCGTTGTTCGTTGTACGCTGCTAGAAATGATAGCAACTCAGGATAACGGATGCCCAAGCGTGTTTTTGATGTTGAACCCGATGGCGCTTCATCTTCTGTATCGTAGGTGTCTGTTCTGGTATATGCGTCAGCGGCTTCTATAGGTGGAACAACAATGTCATCTGCTTCAACAGCAGCAACATCAACGTCATGCTCCCACCAAGTGTCCGACATAAACATGGCGTAACGACTAACGTCCAATCCTTCTGCTGCAAAAGCCGCTTGTACTTCCTGTGCAATAGTACCTGTGTGTATCCGTGCATTGTCACCTTTATCAGCAACAGCATCCTTCCAACGGTATGTGTGAAAGGTTTGAGAGATACGGGCTGCAACCAGCATTTCGGCTGATGTTAATGCAGCTATGTCTTGCTTTTCGTTGCGGTCTGAACCAGTGGTCACACCGTTCGTTATAAAAGCATCATCAAAACGAGTTGTACCCGAACCCAAAGCAATAATATTGTCTTGAACACCACCACCGGCATTTGTTGGCTGAATTTGAAGTGTGGCTCCGCTTAACCCTGAACCATTTGTGCGTGGATCAAAAACAATAGCTGATGTAACCCCTTCTCTTGAATTAATATTTCCTACCGTGGTTCCACCTGATGTAAATCTTAGAATATCACCAGAACTTGCTGACCTTTCTAACAGCATTGCTATGTTTCCAGATCGTGCAATCGACATAAATCCGTTATCGTGAATAGCTGTACCTGTGGTTGTGTTATCGTCAGCCGTTTTCCCGATGAGTAAATGTTGTGACGAATTAATTGTCATTGCAGTAGCTTCGTTTGTCATAAATATCATTTTAGAAGGAACAGTACTACCTGACGTACCTGTCTGCTCAACTTGAATCCTAGCACCAATATCAGCAACGGTACTGGTGTTTACGCCATAAAACCTTATGTCGCCAAGAATATCACCAGAAGCGGTAGCAGTATAATTACCTGATGTAGCAGGAGTTTTTAACATAGAAAAAATGTTAGTATGAGCATCTGTTGTTGACCTAGTAGTCATTGTAAGTGTAGTGCTTCCAGAAACAGCATTTAAGTTAAGTAAACCTCCGTTATTTTGGTCTCCAGTACCTATGGCTATATAGTCAGAACTACTATCAACAAAAAACATATGAGTTTTGTTGTCACTCTCAACACGGAAGTCTACATTTGTGGCGCCTTGATCATTGACTGAAACTTCAGTAGCTGTAGTTTTAAAAGTTTCAACATTACCTGCAATAAGTCTCATTTCATTTGCACCTGAGAACTGAAATTGTGTATCAGTATCGCCTGTGTGAATTAGGTCAGCATTTAAATATATAGCATTGTTAAATATAGCCGAACCAGCGTCAGACATATCAAGGGTGAGGGCGGTGATTGTTGAACCGTTATCGTTGCCTTTAAAAAGTAAATCTTCGTCTGAAGCAACACTCATAATGATTAAATCAGACCCAGTTCTAAATATGTTTCCATAAGTTGTTCCATCATCTTTAAGTAAGATTCCATTTCCTTCACCTTGAAGGTCGGTATCAATTATAAGTTCTCCTGCTATATCAAGCGTCATATCTCCAGAGCTTAAAGCCAGAGTAGTCCCATCAAGCGTGAAGTTATCTACAACCACACCAGCGTTGGCTGTGACTACACCAGCAACCGCCAAGGTAGATGCCATATCAACAGCACCATCAATATCAACTACGTCTAAGTTGGTTGTACCGTCTACGTCTATGTCACCAGAGATGTCTAAAGACGTTGCAGTTAATACACCTGTTACACCAAGAGTGCCACCAATAGTAGTCATCAGTAACCGTCAGATCGTCTTGAACCTTGAGGTCAACAACAGACAACGAGGCAAAGGCGTCAACCATTTTACCGCCAGAACCCGCACCGTCAGAATAGATGGCTTTCGTGTCGCCCGGTGGAATAGTGATCGTGGCCCCAGAGCCTTGCTTTATAATGATGTTTTGAGAGCCAGAGGTTCCGTTCTCAATAAACCACAACTTGCTAACCGTGTTGGGTGCAATTGTAATTGTACAAGCAGAATCTAAAGTTCCAGTGTACTTCAAGAACATTGAGCGTCCGGGATCAGTGGCCCCATCCGCAATCGTAGTGGTATGCGTGTCTGCGTTTGTTGTAATCGCTTCAGTTCCAAAAGAGAACGCTTCCGCAATCAGTTCGAGGTTGGTGTTTGTTACTGTTCCCCATGAGCCTGACGCATCGCCAGTTGCCATCTCATTGAGGCGTAGGTCATTTACATAGGTTGAAGCCATTTTAGTCGATCCTTACTATTGCGTTAGAGGCAGTCTGCGCTGGGAAGACGATTTTAAATGTACCGCCAGCCACCGTGAAGTCACCGCCAAAGTCTAAGATTGCGATTGCCAAATCGCTTTCAGTGTCATTGTAAATCATTGCGCCACGCGCCGTAAATGTTGCTGATGTCCAACTTGGATCATCGCTGTCGAAACATCCGCTAGTGCTATTTGTAATTACAGAGGCGTTTGCCAATGTAACGCCGCCAGTAGTGTATCCACCGCCGTTAGCCACTTCGTTAATGCCACTTGAGGCATATGCAGTGGTAGCTGCACCTAGTGACGCTGAACTTGTAAATAGGGCAATTTTGATTGTGTCGCTGTCAAGATCATGCAGCCCAAGCATTACATCTCTTTTAAATTGTGTACACATTGCTTGTGTAATAGCCATTATAGACCTCCGTTATATTCTGCCGCATGTACAAATAATTGCAGAGCTTCGTCAAATTGTGTTTTATAAAGCGCCAATGTTTCTCCAGCTTTCAAAAACGCTGATGCTTCATAAAGACACGCCGATAGTAACAAGTTTTCTGCATTGTCACCAATCCATGTATTTTCGTTACTATTGCTTAATTTATTTAAAGCTGAAAATCCAATAAAATCCACTCTATAAGTTGAAAATGGATTAGCATTTGGGGTTGGAGCTAAAGTAATAACCATTCCATCAATGTCAGATGAACCTTCAAATCTTAAAGAAGTTTTAGTCGAATACATTCTTGGAGTACCTTGCGTTGTTTCATTAGGCCAATAATCACGCAGATATGAATCAATTTTGTGATTTAAATAAACAAGATCATTACTAGAATTTAATATAGCAACTTGTCTAATCATTCTCGCGCCATTCACAATATAATTAGAAGTTCCTGCCGTTAGTGAACTATCACTAAGTCCATGTATTTTTGTGCTATGCCTAAAGCACGGCAGGTTTGGCAGGCGTTGGAAGATCATGTCTTCGGCCTGCGCTATGATTTGATCGATTGACGCTGTCAGCTCCGTTGAATCATCTTCTAGGAAGTTCTGGATGTTTGTTTTTAGTGTTGTGTAATTCATTTAATTACCCCATGTCCCTTCGCCCCAATCGCCAGAACCCCAGAAAGTTTCGTCTATAGATATGCTTTCGTTTCCTACGGCT